TTATTTTAAATCTACTTTAACAGGAAGTTCCCAGCGCTTTCGATTAAAGGTCACGGTACCATCCATGTTTATGCTTAATTCATTGCCATTGTAGTCATAAACTTTAAGGATATTACCGCCCTTATCAATATCAGCCAAAAGATCAACTTCTTTTGTATTTGCAAAATCATATGCCTTGATCATCACTTGCGCCATTTTAAAAACGCAAATTGCTTTTACGCATAATGATACTTGAATATTGTTATTGATTGAATGCGCCGTGCACCCTGAAAACAGAATGCACAGTAGAGTAATAAAAGTTGCTAGCTTGGTTCTCTTACACAAAATCACTTTATGCGATCCGGTTGCTAATCCATCCATAAAAGAATTGCTCTTGCGTGGGATTGCGTTCACATATTTCAATATAACGTTGGCCCTGCATAATATTCAGTATTTTAAGCATCACCTTCTCACCATCTTTACCACGTTTGGCAAGAAAGATTTTTAAGGCCCCTAACGTAGCTGAACCATAAATACCATCAACGGCTAGATCGGGCCAACCGCCTTTACCTTGGTTATTTAATAGATTCAATGCACGTTGCAATAAAGGCTTTGCAAAAGCTACACCGCAGTTAACACCAGTATCAAGCAACTCTTCAGCGATCAAAGGCGATAAGGTATTAACCTGGTCAAAACGTGGATTAATCCAATATTGTTGTTTATAAATCTGCTTTGCTAAATCTAAAGGCAGATCACGCATTGGGCCTTTCCAACCGTTTACCCGTGCAACTGCTTCAGTTATCCCATAATTAGTTGCGCCGCCACGGTCGTTAGGGTTGTTAACATAACCACCTTCTCGCTTGATAAGGTCATCAATATATTTATCTACTGACATTCGCCCTCTCCTATTTGAATATGGCTTTGAATGCTTCTTTGATTTCAAAGATCAATTCACTAATGGTTTTACCTTTCAGTAATTGAATTGCCTGATACCAAATACCAATAAGCAACATCCCGAATACTGCAAAAATCAGCATGACAAACCCTTGGGTCATATGTGAGTAATGCCCCCAATCTTGATATTCAATAAATGCTGAACCGCCGTATAAGCTAATAGAAACGCTAATTGCGAATTTGATAATCACACCGATGTTGATTTTTATCTTTCCTTCAACATCAATATCACCACTCAACATGAGCGCAAAAATGCCGCCCATCACCGCCGCCCAAATCTTGATAAACCAAGGTAGGGATTTAATTGTTAAAGGGTCATTCATTTTTGCCACCAATCTAATGTTTTCACCATTTTATTGATTGGTTTATTTTTAGTATCGTTTTCTGTTGACAGTAAAAAGCCCCAAAATAATTGGGGCTTTTTATAACTATACTTTGGTAATTATTAGTTTCAATCTCGTACCGATGAAATCGGGATCATCTTCAATTGATACTTCCGTATTGAAGCCTTTTTCACGAAGTAGATCTGAAATGGCCGTTGTTGTTTCTTCATTTAAAGTCATCTTTGAATAAAGAGTACATACTCCGTTTTGTGCAATGTCTGCCTCAATCTTTGGCAATGCACCCTCTACATACATTTCTGCGTAGTTCATATTAAATTCCTGATTCTAGTGTGAATGATACTGAGAAGCGCATAGGGTCAACTAATGCACCTGTCAAATCTATAAAAAACATTTTAACCCCAGATCCAACTTTGTAAGACGACCAACTCCCACTGTATGCTTCAATTGCTTGTAGCGTCGGTGGCAATATAGCCTTTCCATCACCTAATCCCGTTCCAGAAAAAATGCCAGAAACAAAAATGTGCGGATTTGCTAATTCAGTTGTTACGCCCGCATCTCGTTGCAATCTATAGACTCCCGTAGACTCTTTTGAGATAGACCAGCCTGCGTTATTTTGTTGGGTAGTAAAGTTGACATCATAAGTCAGCATCATCGGTGCAATAAAACGACCGACTTTTGATACTTCGTGATTGTATGTATTCCACTTTCGAATTTTTTTAGTCCATGCATCAGATGCAACATAAGGTGTATTTGCAGCAGTAGCGCCAATTACTCGCTTAAATACTACACTTGAAACTGATGTTTCATCCTGATTTGCGAAATACAATTCACCATTCGGTGCATTAATATAAATCGGTGTTTTATAGTTTGAGTCTGTTGCAGTTGGTTGAGTAGTAATTAATAATCTTCGATTAATACCACCATACCAATTAGCAAAAAGTGTTGCCAACCCAGATGGGGAAAGTTGTATTTTCGCACCCGTCGCACCGCCCAAGGTAATGCGGCTCTTATCGATAACAACACCACCGATATTATCTGATACAGCCAAAGCAGTTGTGTCAGCTCGATTTAGCCAAGGCGTTCTAATGTATAGATTATTAGTGATGCAATTAAATGTTTGTTGATAAGAAGTATTTACAAGCCAGTCACGAGCTACACCATCTCTTGTTTGCTCTGCCCAAATTGCATTGAATGAGCAATTCGACCAAATACCGGCAGTTAAACCGTACTGCATATATTCAAGAATAATATTATTAAAGACGCACTGATATGCTTCTTTAGCAAACAGCACAGGGTATTTACCCCATTGCCACGAGCAATTATCAAAATATGCAGTTGTACTTTGTTTAGATTCCACATCTGCGATAAAGAACCCTGCATTTGCCGCACTAATCGACATCAAATTTTGAACGCGGAATGAAACTGTTGCGTTTGATAAATATACTTGATTGTAAAAACCTGAAATATTGGCGTTTGAAAGTGTGAAGTTGTAACCGTCGACTTTTAAACCCGAGATATTCTCTGAAACACCCTCACTTACTAATTGTAAGTCTCTTACTTCGGCGCCAACGTTAATAAATGCCACATTATTAAGAAGAGTGTTTGAATTTGAATAATCACCTGGTCTTACCTTTAGAGAGTTCATTGCATACGCAGTAGCATTTTGTCTGCTAAAGCCGCCCCCAACAATTCCCTTTCCTTTGCAGTCAACTTGTTTATTAATGCGGTATTCAACTTGCCTATTTGCTAGATAAATATTTGAACCTGTGTATGGACTTAATGCACATCGAATGAATGCATCCGCGTCGTCATAGTTTGGATCGTCACCAAGTCCGCCAAAATCGTCAACGGTAGGAAAAGCTACTGTGATTTTTTCCCAATTACCTCCAACATCTGCAACAACAATATAGCCATCTGGTGTACGGGTACTGTTTTTATTAAATACAAAAGTACCCCCACCAAGATGTTTATTTCTGATAACCGAACGCACATTCACTGTACGGCCTTGCCATTTTTTTACAGTTATTAAATCATCGAGGCATTCAACAACAGTTACGGCAAGTGCACTAACAGCGCCGTTTGCAATTGCTTCTTCAAGCATTGCGTTGGTATTTTCTTGAAGAAAGTCGATGTTATTTTGCAGTTCATTTTTTAATAATTCTTCACGGTTTTTTGCATCTTCATCATATTTAACACCTGAAAGAATCCGAGCCTGTTTTTCAAAGCCTAATAGATGGCTCCATTCTTGCAAGATGCCTGTTAATTTATCTAGCGATCTTTCAAGCGAATCGGGGTAAAAATTATCATAATTGGTTATATCAAGTTGTTGATCGACTGGTGTTTCGCCCCCAATATAAAATGATGTTTCGGAATCTGGTGCATTATTAAAAACTACATAGCCGCCCAACTTATCCGCATTGATAAAGACTTGGTAAAGGAGTTCGTCCATCTTTTCAAAGTCTACACCATCGAAAAGGTGTACCGCGACTCCCGTAGCATCTTCTTGATCGAAAACCCTAAATGTAAAATCAAACCGTGTATTCACTCCATTACCAACATATAGTTGACTGAGCCGGTCGGTAACCTGAACTGTCATATTTTGCCCACCAATAAAAAGGCTGTAATCTCTACAGCCAATTTTAGGTAAGCTTACAAATAAATAGTTGGTCGCTAGTCCCGTGCTGTCAACAGGAGCTTAGAAAGCTAAATCTAATGCTTCTTCTTCAGTGTCAGCAAAACCAACAACGACTAAACCTAAATCTTGAATACCCTCCCAAAGTAATTTATTAGTTTCAGCATCATATTTATATGTCTCAACCCCTATAAACATTTCTTTGTTACTTTTGAAAACAACAAATTCTTTACCCCCTTGTCTAACGTTGCCTTTACCTAAATAGAAACCGTGACCTAGCTTTTTAATGACTAAATATCTCATGCGAAAAACTCCGTAATTTGGTTAGATATTGAACTAACAAAACTACGGAGTCAACTACAATTTTTAGGCAAATCGTTGTTATTTAATGGAAAATAACACTTGATAATTTCTTATCATTCTGGTGCATGTTTACCTGTAATCGTTCCGCGTGTTGCATCGTAAATACTATCTGGTGCCTCTTTTTTCCCTTGTGCAATTGAAAGCCAATAACCAGAAGGTTTACCAAGTACAGCAAAAGGAATACCTGTTGCAAGGGTTGACAGCTTAAGAACCTGCCAACATTGTTGCCTGTTGATATAACTTGCTCAGAATGCGTTTTGCTGTATCTCGATGGATACCGAACTCTTTACACATACGATTGATATCATCAGGATGATAAGTTGTTTTGAGCATAGAGATAGCGATTGCAACCTTATCCCTCATCATGTTTTTGTTCTGAGACGGGGTCATGTTTGCAATTTCATCATCTGAAACTGTGCGTTCAAATTGTTGACCGTTTTCGCTCAATTCACAAATTAAAGGTAACGCCAAATCATTAGCGCTCAGCTCGCCATCCACAATTTTTGTTCGATAACGCAACTCTTCTAAAGCACGAATTACCGTGCCAAGGTCTCGACGCAAATCAGAAACATGAGCAGCATTCACAAAAGATACATCCTTCGCATCTCGTAAAGTAGTAACGCCGTCTCTTTTAACTACGGTATAACGATTTGTATCAGGTGAAATAGGTTCAGGAATATGGAGCATACCCATAGAATTATTACGGGCCTTCTCCAATTGCTTAACGATCATTTCATCGTATGCACGAATAACTTGAAGATGAAATGATGGGCTAATCCACATTGCATATGCATAGACCAGTTCTTTTACTGCATAGGTGCCGTTGCGGATACCGTCATTGATTACTTTCAGAGGGGTGTGCAAAATCTCACACCCCCTCTGCAAATTTACAGAGGCCTTAATTTCAACTATCAGGTCTTTAGTTTGCTGGTTTCGTAGGAAAAAGGTTGGTCGATGTTTATCTGCATTGCCACTCGCTTTATGTAAATCATTAAGACAAAAACGCCCTTCATTATCTTGGCGAATTACAAGTGAACCTAAAGTGATTGGGTTTTCATATTTTAAAATGGCTGACCACATTTTATTTACTCCTTCGTTGAGATTTACCCGCTTTTCAGACGGGTGGTCAGGAGCTGAAAACAGTACGAAGTCTGCGGGCGTATTCCCCTTTCGGGTGTTGTATTAGCCGCACTCCCGACCATAGAGTAAACATGCGCGTGATCAAACACGTACAGAAGTATACATGATCGGAGTTGTCTTTTTAAGGACAAAATTAAAGCCACGATGACGCTGTGACAATGACGCTTCGTATTTAGGTGTTTTCAGCACCTAGTAAAAATGTAGCGTATTTTTCATGAACATGCAAATTTTTACGTATTCGCAAAATATTGCATGTTCGATTATTGACTAATCGCTTCAGATGATGCATCTGAAAGCTCTTCGCCTTCTTCATCTAATTTCGGGTCTTCAATCTCTTGTTCGGTTTTATTAAGGGAGCTTTGATAAAGATTATTGATCTGTTCGGACTTAAAAGGCCTTTCAGGGTTAGGCGGTGGGGCTCCCTCATTAGTTTTTTCTTGTAAAGCAGGGAGACCCAGTTCTCTTCGTCTTTTATTGATTTGTTGGGCTTCTCCAATTGTCAAACCTTCGGTAGTTGTGGTTATTAAAGCTAAGTAATCGATATTGGGTTTGTCACTACTATGTTCAGTTAGCACAGCATTAGAAGCATCATCAGATTCCATAACGGATTCAAACACTTCACTTTGCTGCTTTGGTTCCTGATGATCAACCGCGAGAGGGTCAGAATACAAGTACTCTGAGCTGGCGGCGGCAGGTTCTTCTACTTTATGGACAAAAGGCCATCCTACTAAAATCAGAAGGAATGCAACCGCAACAACAGATAAAACAGCAATAGAGGCTTTTTTATTTTTCTTAATAGCTCTGTTAAAAAAGGAATATAAGGCATCTTTAAAAGATGTAGCAGCCCATACAATTAAGAGAATTCCGCTCATAGCATCTACTAATTGCCACGTTTCTCGCTCAAGATAAATAGGCAAAAATGGATTAAAAACGATAGCAATCAAACCCAATATAAAAGGCGTAATTTGCTGCTTATGTACGTAAGCAGCAAAAGAGGCGAATCCAAAACTGAAAAAAGCCACAAATCTTAAAAGTTGATAAAATCCATAGTCAAAATCAAAATCCCCTACTGATGCAGACAGAAGATACAGAGCAGAAATATAAAATAAATAATGCCTTTTAAAAGTTAATTTTCCCAATTTTCATTTACCTCTATTTTTCATTCGCTTAAATCCCACCAATAGCTGTTGCCCAAATTTTCTAACCGTTGTTGTGTTTTTGGTAAGTAGTCAGGGTCAATCATGTTTTGAAGTTTAGAGTACAACATTCTGTCAATTATCAGCTTACTGTACCATATGTTTTGAAACGGTAAATTACCCTTCAAGGTATTTGCAATTTCCATTGCTCGTGTAGATTCTTTACCTTCAATAAAGTTATTACCCATACCAGTTAGCAACATGCCAAGTTTACCGCCTTGGCTCACTAATGGACCTGCAACAAAATCCCCAAAGCTACGCCCAGTAGGGTCTGATAGTGCACTCATTAAATCGCCCATAAATGAAAGCCCGCCACCTTTTAGAATAGACTTACCAAAGAAATCGGGAGTAAAAACTGGCTCAGGATTTTTACCGTTGACAAGGTTTTGCAGTTGAACAATAAAAGCCCCTGCCAAAGTTTGGTAAGCTAGAAGTGATACAAGAAATGTTGCTCTACTTTTAATATCCCCTTGTGCAAAAGCTCTATGCCCAATGCGCAGCATATAAGCTAAGGGGAAGCCTTTAAACTGGAAAAGTGTTCTGCCTAGTTCACCTTGTATAGTTCCCGCATCCCCAAGATTAATAATACTCCGCTCACGCACTCCCGCTTCAATGACAGCTACCGACTCTTCATTAAAAATATGGGTCTGATATTTCATTGCTGCTTTATAACGATAATCTGCTAAAGCGGTAGGACTATCCTGCTTGTCTTTTGGCAAGAATTTCTTAATCACTTCATCTGATGCATTAAAGAAATCATTTTGAGTTAATACAATAGCCCCATCCTCTCTTTTTGATGGGGTTAACTCTCTCCATAAATTCCAATCTTTTTCAGTAATTCCGTTACCTTTTAAAATTTTAAGATCATCTTTTCCTAAATCTTTCCAATGGGTACTACGAGTCATTTCTGCAATTTTATTCATGTGGACCAAATTAAACGCTCGTTTCATACCCGCTGTAACTGCATTTAATCCTGAAATTTTCAAAGTTGTAGATGCTAGTTGCTGCATTCGAGCGTTAAACCGACCTGCTTTAGTTGCACTGCTAATGACATCAGCATCGCCAAAACGAGATGTTGAACCTACCATCTCTGTAATACCGAGCCCAAAACGAAGAGCCTCATCTCGATATTTACCTTGTGTAAGCTGCTTCATATACTCAGGCAAAACCGATTTTGTATAGGAGAGCCCTAGCATATTCGCTATTTTCTTTGTACTAGCATGATCCCCGATAGTCGTTAGAGTGGTTCCTCCTAACTTTGAAGCAACCATTAAGGCTCGCAGTCCTCCCATTACATTACCCAAGGTGGAATCAACCGCCCTAGTATTGGCATCTAAGGTGTTGTACATAGATAAAGCACGTTTAGATTGTTTATCAATTTCGCCATGTTTGCTGCCATTTTCTGGATCAGCTTTTAATTTCGTGCTTGCCTCTTCTAATAAATTTTCAAAACTCAACCGAGGGTTAGAGCCAAAATTTTGCATCATGGCAATTTCTGTACTCATCCGATGGGTATGATTTTTCAATATTTCATGAAACCCAGTTTCATTGTAGGTACCAAATTTAGCCTGATACTCAAGCCATGAATCACCGTCTTTGAAATGAAGAGCACGGGCTTCCTGGTGTCTATTCGCCATTTTAGAACGACCGCCAACAGGGGTAATACTTTTGCGCCCATCTAAAACTTTGTTCGCCCCATTGGTAGCAATGGTCCGGTAAACATCTTTAAGCATAGTGCGTACTTCACTATCACTCATCAGTAGACCATCCTCACGGACATATTGATTACGGTCTAATTTTGGAAGAACTTCATCAACCCATTCCTTCTCGGTAGATAACGCTACTTTCTTTTGATCATGAGATGTCATGAACCCCCAGTTATCAAGCTTGCGAATATTCCCACCCGCTCTGTTAAAAGCTAAGCGCATTTCTTCCAATGCAAAGCTGACATCTTTGGCCATCGCTGTGATTTCTGGATTATCGGACTTTCCACCGAACATGACACGAATAATATCGTCGGTCATTTCTTTATTTACTGAAAGTCCCCACCTTTCTTGGGTCTTAGTGAAGACATCAGCAACTAAAGACATCCATCTACTGTGAAGTGCTTGGGCTTGTTTTTCTACTGACTGTATTCCGCTTTGATCAGAGAAATAGGCGATCTTACGCATCAACACCTGAATAGGGTTTAATGTAGAATGGTTATAAATTTCCTGCTCTAACTGCGCTTTTAAAATAGCATCACGGGCAATATTTTGATTATTTTTGGCAATCTGAATAGATAAATCACTTGCCGTTTTTTGAGTAATAGCTTCAGCCCTTTCAGCCGGGCTTTTTAAAAGCCAATCAGGGTCAGTTCTTGCAAGAATGTTTTTAGCACGAATATACAACTGAGAAATTCGGTTACTATCCGCAGCACTTAATTTTTTCTTACCCAATGCTTGGGCAACCTGCTCACGACATTCTGCTCTCATGCTGCTTCACTCCCAAATTTTAATGCGCAACTTGCTAAGGCCCGTACAGCTTGAATTTCATCTTTAGCAATTTCTTCTTGCTCACGAATGTAGTCAAGCCAATCTCGAGCAGTCATTGAGATGGTTTCTTCATTACCGTTATCATCCAAACGATTTACGGTAACCTCCATATCAGGATTATCAATCATGGCCTTTACAGCTTCACGTCCGTCAGGTGTTTCAGTAAATGCTCCAAACTCAGTTTTGCCTTCTACCTCAAGTTTTGGCATCCCTATAATTTTTTCTTTACTTGGTTTCCAAAATTCGCGCTCAATGGCTTGTGCCGCTTTACTCTGAAGATTGCTCAAAGGGGTGTTGCTCTCCCCATCCGTTGAACTTTTTGCAAAAAACTCTTTTCCAGAACGAGAAATTTTTATAGGGGAAACACTGCCATCTCCGTTGATGCTTCTTTGAAATAATGTGCCAGTTTTATTGTTATAAAGTTCTTGAACTGTGACACCGTCCGATTGAGCTTTTTCACGTTTTATATAATCTGCTGATCGTGTAGCCTGCCAATTTTCAACGCCTTCTATTGGCGCCTGAATTTGTGAGGTACTTGCCGTATCTACTTCTGATTGACCCTCATCTAAACGTGGTTGACGCGGCTCTTCATCAACATTTTTTAAAACTTTTATCGGAGAGGTATTTACCTCACTGCCCTGAAAATCAGTCCGTTGTAATTGGCTGCTTAACTCATCCAATCCACGTTGCGCACTACGACTATCGCCCGATAGATTAATTTGGGGCTCTTCGAAGGCAACTCTATTCACATTGCCATCATATGGCTGGTAGTGTGCTGTTTCTCTTAAGTACTCAATATCTTCTGAATTAAGGGGTTCTGACAGACGGTGAAAGTCTTCCTCAAGTTCAAGTAATTTTTCAGGTTCACTATTTAATCGATTTACAAATAAATTTGGCGAAGCATCAATTAAAACATCACCTTCGCGTTTATATTCAGGTATCTGAGCAACTGACGATTCGAATTCTGGAAAATCAGAGTCACTACCCCTAATAGCTAAATTTCCTTTTTTTATATCCCCACCATATTGAGTTGCTATTAGGTTATCGATTTTAGAAGTAAACTTACCCATAGCCGCCTGAATTGAATCATCAGGATTAATAGCATTACCTTTTAATACAGCATCAGTGTCTTTACCATAAACTTTACGCAACACATCTTCAGCACGTGCATCAGGCGTATTCTTTATCGCCCGTATAACTGCTTTTGCACCGCCGCGGCCTAAAAGATGCGGCAAGTAAATTTGAGAACCGGTCAAAGTTACGCCTGTTTCTTTTTTAATATAGGCGATGTTCCCCTTTGTATGCTTAATACCTAATTCAATCTGTTTATCAAGATCAGTGTAGTTAGCATCTGTACCACCTTCAGAGCGCCATGTACTTGGCTTAAATTGATAAATACCTTTGTATTTACTGCTTGGGTTGGTAACGTTTGGATCAAAGCTCCCGCCGCTCTCAAAGTGTGCTATTGCCAAGGCGGCTCTTGCTTCTGAATCACTTAGTCCACTTGATAACGCCGTATCATAAATTTTTTGCTGGATAGTTGCAGACTTACCTTTAAAGGATAAAGGGTGTGTTACCTTCGCGGGTACTGGAATATTTTTGGGTGTACCACTCACAGGACGACCAAGAGATACAAGCTCATCGTTTAATGCTTGTTCTTGAGCAAAATCAAGTGCGTCAAAATGGTCATTGGCGTCTTTTGCATTAGTTGGTTCAAATGGGTTTAGGCCTTCAGCATGATCAATATTTGCTTGTACTTGGGCTGCATCATTTAAAGCATCAGCTGCATCATGTTCTGTACCTTGCTCAGGTCTAAGTTTAGCCTTATTCGCAAAAACATTGAGCATTAAAGCCATAGTAGCGTTTGAACCGAGAGCAAGCGGACTTGTAGCATTTTCCTGTAGCTGTTCTCCGTATTCTGCTACTTTTTTATTTTTGTTGTTCTTAAGATAGTCTCCCTCTACATAATCCCCCGCGATTCCTCCCGCTGTTGCTAAACCCGTTGTAGCAACAGCATCGGCAATAGCATTTTTTGCTATACCATGAACCGGCAACACAAACCCTGCAGCATCAGTTAAACCTCGAATTGCACCACCTGTTCTAGCAGTGTCAATATCTGCACCTTTATTGATTAAATCTGCTTTTTCAGTTTCGTATGATTGCGCCCCAAATAGGCCCGCATTTAATCCTAAAGATGCGTATCCACCAGTACCTATAGTTGCTAGGGCATTCCATCCAATTCTAGTGAAATCCTTTGTTAAACCGAATGTAAGCTCACCCGCTGTACCAAGATCTTCAGGCTTAAAGATTGTTAGGTTTTGTGCACGTAAAGCTGCGGCCTTTTTATCCCCGCGAATTAATGCATCTGGTGCGGTTGCCACTTCGACAGTACCCATAGCAACACCGGACGCTGCCCCTAAAACAACATCAAGAACGTTTCCTCGTTGGTTTTTAGGCTTATACCGTGGGTCATCTTGCATTAACGCAAGTTCGTCATCTGCTAAAAGTTCCATAACGTATCATCTCACGGTAAAAGTTAATCTGGTTTTGCGTTTCGGGTCGCTAGAATCCATTACGTATCCGCTACCATTTTTAAAATAATATTTATAAGGATTTTTAGTATCTTGTTCTAACGGTAAATCTAGAAAATACTCACGGTCCGATCCGCCATAAGTCCGGGCATTTCTAGAATTAAATTGTTCGAGTTGTTGTCGAAATGACGCTTCACCTACAGTATGGGGGCGTAGTACTGAAGATTCTCGTCTAAAACTACCGTTAGTAAATTTTCCACCTGTGGTATTTAATAACGCCAAATTAATTAGGTCTTCATCTAATTTTTTAGAATTAGATTTTTCTGTTTTATTTGGGATTTTTTCAGACTTCTGCAAAAGATATGCATAGTTGGCTCTGACTGCATCTTTGTAGATATTAAAATCAGGTTTACCAGGTGCAGTAATGCCTCTTAAATATTCAGTTGTTTTTTGAGTTAATAGTGCATCATCAACTTTAACATCCCCTTTATCAATTAAATCCTGCCCAATCGCCATTTGATTCGCAATGTCTTTTAGTCCTCGGTTGTTCAAGGCAGCCGCCCATCTAAAAGTATTATTATTTGTGCCTGTGATTGACTGAATCATTTCACGAGAGGCATTAGCATTGCCTTGAGCTGCTTTTTGCAGGTTAGAGACCAATTGAAGTTTTTGATTGGGAGGCGCAGACTTCCAAAAAGTTTTCATTTCTTCCTGTTGCTGCTTAGAAAGCGGATTTATAGAACCCGTAGTTGATCCGCTAGCTTGATTTGTAGCAACCATTTTTTGGATATTACTACTAACAATGTTTAATGCTTTACTATCCCCTTGGATAATTAAAGTCGTAGGTGCCTGAGTTAATGGGTTACCAGTTTTTATTGAATAAGCTAATGCCGGATCATTTTTTTCTTTATCTAATAATCCTGTGTGAATCGCCCGCATTTGATCTGTAACGAACTTAACATCCTGTGGATTGTCAGATTTTTTTGTTTTCGCATCAGACTCATAAGAATTGATGAAAGACTCCCTTGCATCCGCAGGCATTGAGTATAAAAGCTGAAATACTGGCAAGCTTCTATTTATTCTGTCGAACTCACTTTGAGATGCCGTGCCTTCAACCTTAGAAGATAACTCACTAAGCCTCTGTGCTGAAAAAGGAATACCACTTTCAATATCTTTTTTAAAATCACCTAGAGCCTTTTTCCCGTCTTCATCTTTCCTTTTCGCCTCAGCAACCAAATTTCTATCATAAGCGTCACGATAGCCGATTGCTCTACCAAGTAGAGTTGGGATATGTCTTGCCCCAACACTTTGGGAAAATTTACTATTAGGATCCTGTAATGCCACAATGTAATTATCAAGCTCTTCAGGGTCCTCTTTATATTTTATAATTTCCGTCATAAAAACATCAGCATTGTTGTCCTGAATTAGCTTGCCAACTTTTGCTTGAGTTTGTGGTGACATATAATCTTTGTACTGCTTAAAGTACAATGGTATTGCTGAAGAATCCCCGTTTGTTTGCATTAAATTAATTGCACCCAACAAAGCTTTGTCTTGCTGTTCTTTAACAAATAAATCTATTTGTTGTTGATTCCACCCTTGAGTTTTGCCATAGTCTTGCGAAGCACTGTTTATTTTTGCAAGAGATTGATTTGTCGTTTCTAAGTCTGAATAATTAAGATTTACTGAGCTCGAATTAGCATCTATTTCTGCCTCAAAAGCTGTCTTTTGAAATTTTTGAGATTCAGTAAATAAGTGCTGGGACGTGATACGGTTAAGCTGTCCACGTACATTAACCAAGTTTTTATTAAATAATTTACGCTGACTAGGATTAGATAAAGTATTTGTTTTCTCACTAGATAAATTTACAAGCCACTCGTTAGCCTCATCAATTAGAGATTGCCCAGACTCCCTTTTTAAAGCTGCTTCGCCTTTAATATTTAATAACCCTGTTTTAGGGTTATATAAGTAATCATTAACGCTATTTTGTACTTCTGCAATAACCTGCGATACTCGAGCTTTGTCTGCTTCATCTTGGTATGCTTGGTACGCGTTCAAACCAGAATTAAGGGCACCAACTAAACTATCGGTTTTATTACCAACTAAGCTAGCGGCTTCGCCTGCTGACATGCCGCCACTGACTTGTACATTTGGAACACTATTGTCCGAAACTTGTCGATTAAATTGTGGGATACGCATTAACTAGCTCCAAACCAATTCCAATTATAATTTTGCCATGATGCACCTTGCGAATTACTGCCACCTATATCATAAAGGCTTGAAGCAAAGTCAGAACCGCCACTAGATGCAGAACCTCTTTCAAGCCCTCCACCTAAACCGCCTTTACCCATACTTGAACCAAAAGCGGAAGCAGCTTCACCGCTAAGGTTTAGTATCGTGCTTAATACAGGTCTAATGGACTTCGCAGCAACACGGTAATTTTCGGCTTGATTGCGGTAATTTGTGGCTTGAACCTTGTGCCCCCAAGACTGAAGCGCAGCATTGTATTTAATTGAATCAATATCTCCTTGAGCGAGCATCTCTGTTGAAGCAAGTAAATCAATGGCTGAACCTTGTGTTACATCAATACCATTCTCCGCAAGGGCGTTGATTTGGCTTGATTTAAAGGCCGAAACGTTACGCTGATAATCAGTTACGGCATTGGTACCATCTTCGATGGCTTGCCGAGCCTGATTATCTGAAAGGGTTGCATTGTAAAGGGCGAGCTTTTCTTGGTCCTTAAATGACTGTTTTTGCGCCTTCATTTTTGCGTAATTGGAAAGCGCTTCTACACCTTTAACCGCTGCATATGCATATGGATTTGTCATAACGCCCCCATCACGAACGGATGGAACATTTTATTGTTCGCGCCGTATGGTTCCGCTTTTTTTAAATCAAAGCCTAGTCTTTTTAAGAAACGTATAGCATTCTCGTTTTTTTCATACACATGATTTACAAGAACGGCATACTCCGACCGCATTTCCTTTAAAATACTTTGGCATTGTTTGTAAAATTCAAACGGATATTGTTTTATGAAATTTGTGCCAAGTAACCATGGGCAACCAACGTTACCTATTAAACTTGACATTCCAACACCACAAATAAAAAGCAATTTACCGTTAACTACTACAGTCCAAGCATCGCTTGAATGCTTGATAGACATTTTGATCATCCAATGAAAATTGTCATTGAAGTACGCTTTCATTTCGTCTTTATCGGCATCACGCAGGTTTTCAACAAGAATACGAATATCGCGCTCAGTCGGCTTACGAATTTCAATATTATTTCGTCTCATGTCATTTCTACCTCAAGGGCCAATATCTTCATTGGTAAAGGTTTATCATGTTTTACAGTAATTTGAATGTCTCTTTCGTAAGTGCTGTCAACTGGTACTTCTACCAAACCCGAATACAATTTAAGGGGGCTACCATAGCGTTCATTGCTACGCGGTTTAAACTCATCAATTGGTGTGCGATCCTCAATATCCTGATTAGCACCGGCCAAAATGTTTTGAGACTCTCTTACTCTTAGGTGAACCTTATTCACGACTTTAGGTTTAACAGGATTTTTTTGTTCTTGAAAAATCGGCAATGTTTGTAGTTCAGCTTCGTAATTCAGACCAACCCAAATATTAGATAACTCACGTGGCAGTTTAATTGTGCCGTTTTCTACTTTGACATTGGGTTTAACGCCACCATCTGCAAACACAGATACTGTTTGACCTTCAAGCCAATCTAAGCCGGTTAAAGTTGATGTAGGATTGCCCTTGTACTGAATGCTGCTATCTAAATAGCACTTATCCTGCATATCTAACGGCTGCCTTGTAAGCATACGTTCAATGGTATAAAAACCGTCACGCTCAATAAACGCATATAAAACAGATTGATCTTCCTCCGGTATTTCTGCTATAGACAAAAATTTACCGTTGGTGTGATGCTCTGCCCAAGCCCAAACCTGTTGTTTTGGCTCATATGTTAATGAAAGCAAAACACCATCACCACGTACAAAATATATAATATTCAAAGGGTTACGCAATAATGCACAATCAATAATTTTTTGCCCATCAAAAAGTTGTGGGCACATTATTGATAAGTCGATTGTTTGATAAAAAGATGCGTTGTATCCGCTTGCCAATGATATTTCGTGTACGTGCCCTGTTTGATCAGAGGAAAAAATTGTAGCGCCGTCAACTTCAACGGGTGTCACATCATTTGCACCTGTACTGTACTGCTTGTTCATATTCACACTAGCAGCTGTTACGGCTCCATCCGCTGACATTTTCCAAAGGGCCCCACTTGTCAAAATAAGTAAATCACTCATTGTAACTAGGTGTTTAACACCGTTACCGTCGCGGGCAGCAAACCGTATTTGAATTGAATCTGTATCTTGAGTAGGAATGTGGTACCCGAAATTATCATCCGTTGCCGTACGCGACATGCGAATCCATTGGGGCGATTTATAACCGCCGCCATACACTTTTCGCTGCCCGTGATATGCAACTGCGGTCGGGTAAAATTCAAAAGGATTACGAATTAATGGCGGTGTGATTGAACCGTTTGTCTCAATATTATCGTCTGTGAAGCTTGTTTCAGTTGTTTCACCAATAAAGCTTGCTAAACCAGATCGTAGTTTAAAAATGTTATAACGGTTCGCACCTGTTACCGCATCCCATGTAATCGTGTTGTAATTCCCTGCAAGTGATAAGTCGTTTTGTACAACAACCTTTAAAGATGCAGCAGATTCATTTTGTTCATCTACTGCGGTGACTTGGTAAGAATAATCACGCTCAATGTATGAGTCGTGCATACTTCCACCGGGTTTATACTTATCTTCAATATGGGCAGTTGCGGCAACATTTTGCGGTGTGCCAATGCCGTATCCCACTGTAACCAGTTCTGTTATCCATTCCGTTGCGCTCTTACGAATAATTTTTCTAGGTGGATAGTTAGGATGGGTTATTGTCACAACGTCCGCAGATTGAGCATAGCGGAGTTGCATTAAATGCTCTTCGGCATACGGTACCGCAACTTCTAAAGGTTCATTGTTTTCATTCAGCAGCATACCGCCGTCAGCAAAGAAATTTATAGCGCCTGCACGAATAGCCAAAACAACGGCTTGCTCTTCACTAAAAACAAAACGGATTAAACGCATTTTGCCCATTGTTTTCGGGTAATGGTGTACGTAGCGGAAGCCTGCACGATAGACAACCCCGCCAAACAGTTCGACATAAAGGTTTTTGCATTTAGCTACACCAGTCTGATATTTCGCCTGATCAATGCGGCCAAACATATCCGGCGAAATTACGCCACCATTAAACGAATATTGCATTTATCGTGCCTCAAACATTGAGCCTGTATGCTCAGGCCGTGCTTCAATCCGATGTTGTTGCAGGTCAATGAAAATTGCTTTGTTCTTTTCAATTTCATAAAGCTGCATCATGGAGATTTGTTTTTGCTCATTCTGTGTCAAAGGGCCTGCTATTCGTGCGGCCAACAAATAAGATAGAGCGGTCTTGAAAGAATCGGGCATTAATGCCAAGTCTTTCACATCGTGAACATAGCGTAAGATTGGTGCGGTATCTTCTGTGAATAGAAGATTGCCTTCTACATAGAATCGGCTGCCTGATTCAAGCTGAAATATGCGGACCTTGTCGCTCGGTAGAACATACGCCGTGCCAAACTCATACCCTGCATCGACATTCAATCGAACGCGCTTAATGGCAAACGTCCATTGATGTTCGTTGTCCAACAGCTCTCTACGGCAAATCGGGTAAAAGGTATTACACAATCTTGCATGTTTTGTCGGTTCGGTTAGTTCATTTACAACATAGCCCTGCGCGAGATGCGACAGGGCTAAATTGCAAAGATCAACAATTGATCTCATATGCTTTACTCAGCTTGTGTTGAGCCTGTCGCGCCGCGGCCTGATGCTTTCGGCTTTTCTTCAACTGGCTTAAACCAAGTTTTTACTTTTGGGTTCACTAAACCCGCAGGCACATAGAATTTTGTACCTACGTCACGAATACCATGGTAAAAACCTTTTTTGATAGCAACTACTAATACTTGGTCTGACATCTAAAATACCTCGATTAAACTGGAACAGTTGCGCCGCTTACAGCGTCGTAGTTTGTACGGATATCCGCTTCATTGCCCAACCAAGCCGAAATAGAACCAGTGGGCGCATTTGCGACAGCATAAGACAAACGGATAAAACGTTTTGTCGCACTGTTCACGTAAAAGAACGTACCTTTGTTCAGTTCAGCGGCTTTAAACGCTTTTGACGCGGCTGCCGCTGTAAAAGTTGTACCGTCTGCACTTTCTTCGAGTGTCACTGTAACGGTAGCGTTTGCAGGTCCAACTACATGCCCTCGAAGGCAGATAGGTAAACCCGCTGTACCAACAGATTTATGTACTGTGTCCAAAGTGAAAGTACTAGCACCCGCCGCAATAGCTTGCTTATCGGAGAACTGTAGTAATTTATCAACTAATGCCATGGTTAAATTCTCCTTAAACTACACGGGCTTCAGTGTTAAGAATCACATCACAGATGCGAATCGGCTCACCATCCCATGCTTGAATTTTGCGGCTACCGTCTTTACGGAAGTCTTCAAGAGTCAAGCGCACATTTTTAAAGTGATTGACTTGGCCTTTAAGGGCTTGGTTAACTGTACGGTTCATGTAGATTGCTGTACGTGCTGAACCTGCAAGTGGTAAGAGAGAAAGTGCTTCGTCCAATAAATCAATAAGATTTGCACCAGTAGATGCGTCTTTTGAAAGTTCCGAAACATCAATGTTTGCGATACGAACAACCGAGCGCCAGTCACGTACAGATAAACCCACGTCCCATTGGAAGTATGTTCGCATTGCTTCATAACGGCCGCCTTGCGCATCAAGTACCGTTTGTTGCCCTTTGTCCTGAATATCAAGACCCGCTTGCGTACCTTGCGGATAGAACAAGTGAGTTTTTTCACGCCCCCACTGCACAATGTAAATTGACGTATTGTCAGTGCCTGTACCGCCTGCATCCAGAATGTTTACAGCGTTTGCAGGTGCTACGCCTGTTTCAGGGTCAATAAGATGGTTGTAACGCGTTGCTAAACCGTTAAAGGTAGATACATCACCTGCAACATCACCGTAGATAATGTTTTCCATTACCTCTTGTGACATACCCTCTAAGAAGCCTGCATCTTCTTCAGAGCGCCATTGTTTTTTATTTTCGCCCTGAAGGTCGTACAAGGTTTTATCAACTTCTGAATATGAAGTTAACTGACCAGTACTATCAGAGACTTGAACACGTGATGTTTTTTCAGGTTGCACACCATAGTTCAATTTACGCCATGTACCTTTTGGTAAACCTGAGCGAACGCTAGTTTTATTGTGGGTACCGCTATTTGCTTCAAGCACTACAGCATCGTCAAGTAAGTCTTGACGCTTGTTGAGTACTTCGATAATCGCCCCAACTTTAGAGTTCGTACCAATGTTGTGGGCAACGTCGGCTAATGTTGGATTTGTTTGTACAATCGTAGGCATCTAAGTATTCCTTATGATTTGTCATACCATACGGCCGCTGGTGCCACGTTCGCTGTATTTGTGCCTTTTCCGTGGGTCATGTTGTCCCCTTCTAACAACTTGCCAACTTCTGTCATAAAGCCAATTACAGCGGGATGGTTACCGAGTCCGCTCTTAAAGAGAATCTTAGAGATTTCAGCGCCACGTGGTAAGCTGAAGGCGCGTTGTGCTGTCAACAGGTTTTCCTTCAATTTTTCCCCGCCGTATTCAGGGTCCGCTTTAGCTGCATCAACCCAAGAAGCAATCACTTTTTGCTGTTCCTGCGCTTGTCGTTGTTGCATTTGCACGCCTAAATCGACAAGTTTTTGCACCGCTTCTTGCGGCATTTTGAACTGCTGCCCAAGTTCCTGAAGGGTTTTTGAATCTTCTGGATTCAGAGAGTACCCTTCAGGCATAGTGAAATCTGTGTATTGAATTGGTTGTTCTGCAGGCGGTTCTTCACCACCTAATAAAACTTCAGGCTTTGTTTCAGTATTTTCTGTAGTAGTGCTTGTAGTAGGTGTGGTTTCAACCTGAGTTGTAGCAGGATTGCCCCCACCTGTTTCAGTAGCAGTTGTAGTTACAGCAGGTGTATCCGTTGTAGTAGCGGTAGTTGCTGCATCAGTTGCTGTCGTAGTTGTTGTCACTTCGCTCATGGTTCACCTTCTCTTTAAGTTTTGAAAATCGTTGTTTCTGCATGTCTAGCCATGCATCTGAATTGGCTTGTGTGATTTCACCAAGGATGTATAGGCCAAACTCTCGGCGGCCTTCCATGAAAGCAAAATCACTGATTTGTGACCCACCGCCATAGGTGGGTTGAAATATGCTTGCCCGATCAATTAATCGCATTAGAAAACGTTTACCGTGTTCCGTTTCCAAGATTGAGCGCAGGTCATTTAGTTCCTGGTCACGTTCACTCTTATTTTCTTTAGCTTTGGTTTCTAAATCGCTCATGCGCCACCGCCTTGCAAGAACATGTCAGACAAAGTTTCTGCATCTGTATCGCTTACGGTCTTAACCGTATTGGCGTTAGTGTTTTGCGTTTGTGCTTGTTGGGCAGCAAGGGCTTGTTGCTGTGCAATTTGTTGTTGTGCTGCACGGTCACTACGGATTTGGTCAACGATACGTTGAGGACGGAAAATATCAGGCGATACGCCGTTAATCTCTGCGTATTCATCCATAAATTTATCTGTATCAACTTTATCAAGTACTTGCGGGTCGACTTGGGCTACTTGCCCAATCATGGCAAGGGCACGTTCAAGAATTGCCGAACCAGAAGATTTCTGTGCAAGTGCAAGTATGGATACGAAATTGATTTCGACATCGGCGTTTTGAATAGCTTCTGGTGCAATTTGGCGTAGGTATTCACTGTTTGCTAATACACGCTCAACGCAGATTTCAACGAGTGGACGCAATAATTCATCAATTTGACGTTCTACTACCGGACCAAGCATGAGCATCTTTTCAGATTTGCGTTCATATACTTCTGTAGCGGTCATTTTGCCTTTATCAAAAGCATCAAGCATCATGAACAAATCTGTATGAAATGCGCGTTTAACACGCTCTTGACATTGTGCAATCTGCGCCATAACACCGTTCAAATCGAATTGCACATTCAACATTGCTTGAACTTGTGCAACTTGGCTCGTTGGTGACGCTTGGTAAAATGCAATACCGTTTGGCAATGTCTCACGCTCATGACCTTTCAAGTAATCAGGTAAAAGCAAAGGCGGTCGAACTTGATAGTCCACACCTACTGCAATTTGTTGATGACCTTTCTGTAATGCACGTAAATCACCAATACAATCGCTTGCAGGGCCTTCACCGTACACATCACTACTTGAAACAGTCCAACGTCCGCAAATAACCTGAAAACTCATTAAGCCACTTTCGCGTAGCAATTTATTTGATGAACTTGGTTCATAGTAAATTGAAGCGAAAGGCATGTTTTTAGGTCCATACCCTTTTGCATCTACTCGTTCATAAATTGCATGGCAAACTTCAAACTCTTGTTCGTAGTTTTTATTTTCAAACGCACTCTTAATAGCATCCGAAACATTATCCAATCCAAAATATTTAACCATGTTGATAGAGGTTAATTTGAATTTGCGATAAACGCCGTTCGGTTTATTAAACTCGTCCGTTGTGATAGCAAACTCACCGAAAGTAAGCGGTATTAAATCCATGAGTTGAGCTTTTGAATTGCGACCATGTTCAGGAGCTAATGCTGCACCGATACCGAAAGCGCCTTCTTGCATGTAAATATGATGTACAGTTCGATAAACATTGCTTTTTGAAAAAGCAACATAACAAGCATCCTCAACAGCTTTAAGCCATTGGCGAACTTCAATATCCTTTTGCAATGATTCATCTGCGGCTTGCAAGGTGAACCATTTACGACTTGGCGAACAAGTGCCCGATACCATACCCGCTGCAAGGGTTTTCAACGAGTCTTTACCAGTGTTATCAACAATTTTGGACCATGCAGATCGGTCATGCTTTTCTTGGTCTTTAATCGTTTTGATGGCAGCAGGCAAAACGTGTAATGCTAATTCGGCACAATAATCGTCCATATCATTTACACGTAATTGCCAAACAGCATCAAACCGTTTTTTCAGCGCTCTGATATCGTCTTCAGTCATCTTAACCGCCTAATAAAGTTTTCTTGCCTAAGCGCAAATCTTCGTCACTCACGCCTTGAGCATCGGTATAAAGCGTATTTGCAATACCACCAGACATGGAATTTTGTGCTTGCTGTACACGGTCAATGGTCGCGGATGAATCAGGAGATTTAGAATCTTGGCGCGTTGGTTGCTTTGGCGGTGCAATGACTTGCGCCTTTGGTGCATCCATCCCAAGAATATTGGTTACGCCGTCAAGAATATTTTTCACGCACATTGAAGGGCTCCGATTAGTTTTGCCTTTTTCGACATTATGCGATTGGCACATTGAAAAGGCCCTGTTTCCTGTTGACACTACGCGTATGGGTCGTAATCACGTCTAGCAGCTGATGCATTGATCGCCTGCATAATGTGGCGTTTAGGCGTATCAATTTGCGCATTGATAATTGCTGAACCGTAATCGGGACTGCGGCCAATACGCTTAATAATTTCCTCTCGAGATTCCACTTTGATTTTGGTACCTTGCAACGCCCAACGTGGTGCAGTTAAGTCTGCTAAAAGCTTTGGTTCAGGTGGCAAAGCAACTGTGCTGCCGTATGCGGGGTCCAATGCTTCTCGGAATTGCCACCAGAGTTGAGAACGCAAGTTGTAAAAACTAAGTTGCCCTGAACGGTCGAAAGAAGTTGCAGCATTGCGTACGTCTACAGGTACAACGTGAATGCCTGATTGCTTTAAGAAATCGTATGTACTTGCACCAACGCCAATGACATCGACATGAATGGGCGCATGGTCACGAACATGTGAAACAGCAAACGAGGCGCTTGTTGGTCCGTCTGGTGAATCTTTACCTTCAAGTACGTTCGGGTTGTCATACCAATGTGCATATCGCGCAAAGCCAATTGTGTTATCGCCCCCACCACGTGCAACGTCCAATCCGTAAGAATCCATCTTGAAATCACCACGATGCAAAATACGCATGTCTTCAAGTGGTTTCCAACGTGCTTGTGCTGCTTCAACCCATTCTGTAGGAATAACTTGCCAAGGGTCGTCTTCAATACCCGCACCGAAATCGCCGTATAACATTTGTGACCTCAAAGGTTCAGGCAGCGCTTGCAAGGTACTCATGTAGCCTGTTTCCATGTAGTACTTGTTATCAGTCACACGTGCCGGAATGAACGTGCGTGATTTAGGTTTAATGATGAGTTCGGGCTTGTAGTCGTTAGTGTCAAAGTCATAAACAATTTGGTCGTCAATAAGTACAAACGACTTATTGCTCTCAACCTCTTGATCTTTGCCTCCGATACGGGCAAACCAACGAAGTTCACCGGGTTGTGCAGGGTTCGGGTACCCTTTCTTAATCCAAGGTGCAAAGAAATCTAAAACCCAACGGCCTTCGGCTGTAGTAGGCGGGTTAAATGTCAAAAGGCACTTTGGTTTTATCGTTGGGTCGCTAGTACGATTCCAACCCATTACGAACATTGCTTGTGACTCACGGATTTCTGTTGCTTCATCCAATGCCTTCAAGTCATGTGCACGACCCTGCCAACGTTTCTCATCGCCCATGTTGTCAAGGCCGCCGAACTCTAAGAGACGGCCATTGTCAAAGCGCCATGCTGACTTTTGCGTGTTGTACCCGTTCTTGTGCCCTACGATCTCTTCGATACGTTGCACAATGCCGTCTGTCTGTGCCTTCTCGCGCCGTACAATCAGCACGCGTTTATGGACATTGAGTGACAAGCCTGCAATCAAGTCAGTCTTGCCCCCACCTGCTGCACCGCCGTAACCGATAATGTCAGCATCCGATGTGTAAGCAGCCATTTGCGGACCTTCAAGCGGGAACCATACAGGCGCATTTGCAAGAATCCTGCTAATAACTGCACGTTCATCTTCATCAAGCGAATTAATAAATTGCTCAATTTCCGATTCGCTCATATCCGCAATTAATGCGAGTAGTTCGTCATCGTTGGGCTTGTTCATAGTCAATCCAATCACCAAATTCAAAGATGCTCATGTAACTAATGGCGAAGAGAAACCAAACATCGGCTAAATCTCTGATGTGGTTTTCCTGAAGCCTGAAATACTCACCCACCACTGCAAACATTAAGAACCATGTTAAGCAGCTAAAAAATGCTGATTTCTTTAGGTGCCAGAATTTCACCAACAACACAGGAATAAGTAGATTGATAAATACTGAAATGAGAAAAGCTGTCAGCGAGAAAGTATTTGTCATAGGTCCACACCATGTACCTTTGCGTAAGTGGCGCAAATAACCAAAACCATTAGGAAAATCCAAAAGTATTTATCCATTATCAAATAGCCTCCACTTGCCAAGGTTGAACACGAAATGTCTTATCGTGCTTGGTTGCTTTGTTTGGTTCTGCATTCAATGACAAAGTGAAATCTTCAATACCTGTTAACCAATAGTCTTTGTTTGCATGAATGCCGTTGATGTAGTAATACTTACGTCTCGTGGGCAAATAGACTTGCTGTCCGATTTTGTAATTGTGCTGTTCACGCATCGCCCTTCTCCTTATTTTTGGCCTTAGCCTTTTTCAACTTGGCAAGTAGACGTAGCTGTGTGCTTGCTGCTTTTGGATCGGTTAGCGGGTTTTCTGGGTCGTTGCCAAGTTCTACACGATCTTTGAACATGCCAATGTGCTGACCTGCTTTAATCAAAGCAGCGACTTGGTCATTCATTTTGATTTCTATGCCGTGCTGAGATTCTTTAATACCTGCATAAAGCAATTTGGCTTGGTCACTTACACGTGTCGTATCTGCGATATACGTATATCCAACGCCTTCGCCGCGGCATTCTGGGCAATCTGGATTAGGCGCTTTGAGACGATCAAAATCTAAACCGCCTTCACATTTTGGTTCAGGTGCATTCGTGTCGTGCGCGTGTTGAATTGCTCTTTTAAATTCGCCTACTGTCCATTGGTAATTGTGGTCAATACCCCAACAGAATCGGCAATTAACACGTGTGTATCGCATTAATTCGTTAGGGTCGGCCGTTGCCATTTCCCACAGGCGATTTAGTACCTTGTCTTGCGTGATTTTGTTGCGTTCTGCAAGTTCAGCTTCGCCTGCTTCAATGGCTTTCTTAACTTCAAGTTTTTTCAAGTTCTGTTCACCAATTGCATACGCAGTTTTTGCAGAATATCCTGCGCGAATTGCAGCTTGCGTTGCGTTACGATCAATTAGGTATTCATCAACAAATCTTTGCTGTTTTCCACGTAAAGCCATTAGAAAACCTCCTTATAGCAATACCCCACGCAAATACGTCGGCACATTTCGTGGGAAATTTCGTATTTATGACCAAGTTGTCTATAAGACATGCCCGATTTATGTAGTGCTCGAATGTTTTTCACGTCTTCCTCTGTAACTTTTGGCTCAGAGCTACGCTTTACTTTGTCTTTCACTACAAATTCAGGGAGAAAAGCCAAAACAGGCATGGGCGCGCTCCTCCAAGTCGTTAATTTTTGCGTTTTTGTCTAACGAGTGGCGTTAGTGGCGTTATTTATTGTTTTTTCTTAAAAGTCCTATATATATAAATAGAGATTAAGGAAAAAACGCACTTTAAACGCCACTAACGCCACTCTTGCAACTTGCCTACACCAACAAACGCGCAGAAATTTGCGTATACGCAAAAAACTACGTGTTCAACCTTCACTGCTTACTGCTCTCATCCGCAAATAATTCGGAATCAGGAGTTACGGAAACTCTAATACCTGCAAAAAGCCTTTTGCCACCTGTACCTTTCGCAGAGGTAAACCTGCTACTAAGCCGACGACCTAGCGCCCTTGATGAAGGGATATAGCGCAATTCGTTACGCGCTTTTGCATACGCTTCCCAACTTACCCAAAGGTTTTGAGACGTTTCGCGATAATCACCAAGCTCACAACACTCACTAATCCAGTCCTTTAAAAGGTCCATTTCATCGCGATATTCGTCACGTGCTTGTTTCGTCTTGTTCGGCTCGTTCAGGCCTTCTTGCTGATATTCAAGCGCACCACGCACAAGCCAAGCTAAAACGCCTTCAAGTTCAGCCTGAAGTTTTTCAGATCGGTTCGGGTCTTTAACAAGAGACTTGTCAGCGTCATAATTTCGTTGGAAAGGAATCATCATTAAGCGACGCCAAATACCATGGTCACCGCCTTTAATGATTGGCTTATGGTTCGTTGGCATTACAACGGTCCACGTTGGCTTGAACTCAACAGAAACTCGCGAATAAAGACCGCGGGCCGTGATGGATTCACCGCCTGTCATGGATTTAACCAAGCCTTCTTTTAATTCCTTGTTTTCTTCCGGTTCACCGACATAGACAAAACGGGCACCACGTAAACGCAATAAATCCTCACGCGCACCGCCTGCATTACTTCGGCCTTCACCTAAGAATGTTTCAGCGGGCGTCATCTTGGCGTAATCACCAAGTGCTTTGAAAATGGTTGTGAGTACGGTTGATTTACCGTTAGAGCCATCACCGAACGGGATGACCATAAGGTTTTCTTTTGGATTACCTAAAATTGCGTAGCCCATTAAACGACGGAAAAAATTAGCCATTTCTTCATCGCCAAAAAAGGCATCAAGAACAGTCTTTTCAAATAGAGGACATTTGGCTTTAGGGTTGTATTCAACACCAGTGCTATATGTGATTAGCAATTCTTGACTTGGCTTAACCAATTCACCATCACGCAAATTCACCGCGCCGTTTGCACAGCCCAGTAAATAAATATCACTGTCTAATTCTTTGATCGGAACCAATACACGTGGATCGGATTGAGCAAGCGTCACCATGTTTTTGACCATGAACGCCTTTTGAGACATTGCACAGAATTGATAGAACTCGGCACGTTGCGCATCGTCATCAATCTTTTTAGCTTCGTCACCCATAGCCAAAACAGTTTGCTTTGCATACTGCTCGATGACCATGTTCACGCACGATTCCCAATAAACACCATTCCATCGGTACCAGGTATTTGTTTCGGCAATAAACATAATTTCATTGCCGTACGCGTCTAGCATTCTTGAAGCATTACCAAATTCAGTCATCGGGCGCTTTTGGGCATCATCAAGTGCAATTTGCACTTTTCGACCGCCCATTGCGATATTCACTTCACGCGCTGAAATGCTGATCTTTGTTAATTGCTTGAAGCGCTGACGGATAAGTCCCGATAGTTCAGTACGCAAAGCAAGGTCAGTACCTGCAACCTTGCCTGCTTCTTTGGCTACAACCTGCAAAAGCTCTTGTTGGTCACGGCAATCAGCAATCTGATTTTTAATGTCAGCAAGAATCTGCCGTTTCTCTAATCTAAGTTTTGCTTGTTTAGATTCACGACCTGTTTTAAGTAACCAGTGCGCCGTAACGATTGTTGATCCATTACCGCTAAACGTACCCCAACGGTATTCGAGCTCTTCAAAGCTAACGTAATTTGATGCGGTAGAACTCCATTCATTCCATAGTTCGAGAGCAACGTCACTGCCGTCAAACTCATGATGTAAAGACATCCCCACGCGAAGCCAAGTGTCATAATCTTCATTGTCTATATGTTCTAAATATTTTTTCGCTTCATCCAACGACCAACCGATTGTTGCCGTAGTCGTCATTAATAAATCTTCTTCATCCGCGAGTTCGCTAGATGTCAAAGCGCCAATACGCGACTTGCTGTTTTTCACACGCACAAAGCCGTGTTCTTCAGCCATACGTTCAAAAGCTTTTACCGCTTCTTCGACCTGTTCTTTGGTAATGGTCGGCAAAGCGTTAGCAGCAAATTCAGTCAGGCCACCGAAGAAATCAACCCATTCATACGGCTTATTCGTATCGGGGTGAACATGGTACGCGACGAATTGTTGACCGCGCCCAAGCACTTCGATACGATGTTTGTGTATTTCTTTAAAAGGTTTATCTACTTCGGCAGGATCGGCAAACCACGCCGAAGTTGATTTACCCCAATCAGAATCTTCAGCTCTATACACCAGTAATATCTTTGGTGCATTCCCGACACGCTCACAGCTCACACCTAAATTATCACGGCACCATTCTGCAAACTGGTGTGATAAATCTGCATCAGTTACGTCAATATCAACTGCACAAATTGGGAAAGGCCCTTGACCCGTTAAAATGCCCACGCCTTGATTTGCAAAGCGCGGTATGTCACTTGCAGTAAGTCGAACGTTTTGCCATCCGTCCATTACAGGACGTTTTAAACCTTGCTTGATCGGTACAATCATGTAGTGATGAGCAAGTAAGGTTTTACCGTGTTCCTTGAAATAGCTCATACGTCACGCACCTCACAGAAAGGTGAAACGTGATGATCTAAGTTACTATCGTCGCCCATGTCATCAATTTGTGGCGTGAGCTGAAGCACTGAACCAACTTGTGCGCCAGTTAAAACCGTGTAGGTAAACTGTGGATTAGCATAAATTGCTTCAACATCCGCGATGCACTCTTTTAAATAACCCATCCCGTCTTTGGTTCGTGATTTGAACTTAGCTTTTTCTATTCCACCGAATTGATCAACGATGCGAATACTTTCAAGCGCCATTTTCAGATCATTAATCCCTACCGGATCGAACCCCCGTTTTTTGAAATACGCACCATCGTTATCCGTTATGTTCCAAACAGGGTGAAAACCGTTGTGAAATTCAAATTGCGGCTTAGTTCTGAAGTAGTAACCATCTTGAAAACTCTCAGCATTACTAGGCGCGCCATCAACAACTTTATTAGCCTTCACAAGACCATACTCACGAATAAATTGTTTAGCATCCATATCAACGCCCCCATTCAACTGAATAAGAGTTTCGTAACGGTCGGTAGGTATCCGTGTTTGCAAGAGTTTGCTTACATTCACATGGAGCAAATCCGCAAGTACCACAAATTGCATGCGGTACGCTCTTTTCTTGTTCCAATGACAAAATGAAAAGCAAACAGCTAACTGCATGCGCTAAATGTGATTCACCCGTTTCAGGGTCTGCCGTTTGTCCATCCCACCATGCGTTTAGGTGTCGGTGAGCTGCATCGAAATAACGTGTTTCTGCATTGGCAACTTTGCGCCAATTGTCTTCTGAATATTTACGCGCACCGAATTCAAGTACATTGATTACGGGCGCAAGCGAACCTTTTGGAATTAACGAGAAACGCGGCTTCGCGTTATCAAATTTTTGACCTTCAGTCATTCGGCATTCTCCTCTTGTGTGAGGTCTTCGAAATCATCTTCACTTGCGAACTGTTCAGGGAATAGAATTTCCATTTCGGTAACTTGATTGTCGAAATAGCGAATAATTGCTTGGAGAAGATTCTTGCGCGGCTGTTGTTCCCCGGATTCAATTCGCCAATAATTAGGTGCAGAACAGCCAACACCTGAGGCCACTTGCTCAACTGTTAGCTTTAGTTCCTTGCGTTTTCTTGCTAATGGAGAGGCCATTTTCATTAACCTTTTTATGTGTAACTCCCCCAAAATATACGTTAAACGTAAGTTTTAAACAAGCAAAATTACGTATCACTTCATTACGTTTAACGTAATAATTGATAAAATAGGGTATAAATAGCCAACTTTTTAGACCTATGTGGGATAGACATGAAAACTGAAATCGGGCAAGCAATGCGTAAATTGAGAAAGGCTAAGAAAATGACTCAAGATACACTTGCAGAAAAATTAGGCGTTGCACCCGCAAACATTTCCCGATATGAGAAAGGTCAACAAGGAATTGAAATTGATAAGTTACCTACATTAGCGGATGCATTGGGGGTATCTGTTCCTGAATTCTTTGCTATCGCATCAGGTGCTGAAGTTGATAACTTTGAACCCGCCCCTGAATTAAGGAAAGTTCCTTTAATTTCATGGGTCCAAGCAGGAAAATGCCAAGAAGTGTTTCACGAGCCCCACGCCCTAGATAATGTTGAATGGGTTGAAACTACCTACCGTGCCCGCCGTTACACCTATGCCTTACGAGTTGTAGGTGATAGTATGGAAACTAAATTTCCAGAAGGATGTATCATCATCGTCGAACCAGAAGAGCAAGCGCATAATAAAAGCCATGTCATTGCGCTAATGCCCGATAGCAATAAAGCTACCTTTAAACAACTTATTGATGATGAATCTGGTACATACCTAAAACCATTAAACGATAAGTACCCAGTTATAGCAGTCCCACCAGGCACTACTTTCTGCGGCGTTGTAAAACGCATGGAAATGGATGTTTAAACTTTAAAATTTTATAAATCAAAAGCCTGCATTTACTGCGGGCTTTTTTACGTCTTAAGCATAAAATTACGCTTGACGTAAGTTTAAATTGCGTTTAACTTAACCCCATAACTTACGCACAACGTAATTTTTATGGTGAATGAAAATGACAACAGATATCCATGCATGGCGCAGCGAAATTTGCGCACAACTAATCCGCACAGGCAAAACCGACATTGAAGACGTAATTAAAGATGCAACTCGTCTTGAAACATATGTGTTCGGTAGTACTAAAACTGCGGATATCAAAAACGCAGAAGTTAAAACTTCTAACCCTGTAAAAACTCAAACGGTTAAAGAAACCAAAGCAGAAAAGGTTGAAGAAGTACAAGAAACCAAATCTGAAACTGCACCAGTTGAAGAACCAAAAGATGAAGTTGTTGAAGAAACAACTAAATCAGAAATCACTAAAAAAGAAGTGAAAGACGCTTGTTTAGAAGTAGTCAAAGAAGACCGCGCTGCACTTGAAAAAATCTTAAGTGATGTAGGCGCTTCAACCGTTGCAACCATCCCTGCGGACAAATACGCAGATGTAATCGCAGCTTGTGAAAAAGCACTTGCATAAGGAAATGCACATGAACACTCAAACCCATTTTTTAAATAAGCGAATTAAAGCCGTGTTTACAGTTGGCGAGTTAATCGCGTTCACCTTGGCCCTGCTACTCATCATCTTGTTGGCAGTTGCAGCTGGCTTTACGGCAGCTCAATAAGGATTTAGCCATGACAGCACATGCAAAATTAAGTCCTTCTTCGGCTCACCGTTGGATGCGTTGTGCAGGTAGCGTAATTCTTGAGAAAGACCTACCTGACAGCAGCTCAGAGCATGCCGATCTAGGCACGGCTGCACATTTCCTTGCTTCGGAATGCTTAGAGCAAGGTAAGAATGCAGCGGATTTTGAAGGCCACACAATTGTCATTATCAAAGGCAACGCCCTTTGGATTGATGAAGCCACAGAAAGCCCTGTTTCTAACTTCTTCACAGTAGAAGCAGAAATGGTTGAGAACGTCCAAATCTATTTAGATGCGGTGCGTTCCCAAGCTGAAGGCAACGAGTTGCTTGTTGAACAGCGTGTTGATTTTTCCGAGTTCATTGGTGTTGAAGGCTCTTTCGGTACAAGTGATGCCGTAATTCTTACTGAAACAGAAATTCAGGTTCACGACCTGAAATACGGTAAGGGTGTAAAAGTAGATGCTGATGAAAATGAGCAAACATCGCTTTACGGATTAGGCGCTTTAGCGACATTTGGAATGTTCGGTGACTTTAAACAAGTGCGAATGGTCATTCATCAACCACGCTTAGGCTATCAATCTGAATCTGTATTAACAGTTGAAGAGCTTTACGACTTTGCAGATAAAGCCAAAGCCTCCGCTTCTCACATCCGCTCCTTAGAAGAGGGATTAGATGAAGGCGATATGGGTGCAATTGCTGACCTAGATAGCTCTTTTAATCCTGGTGAGAAACAGTGCCACTGGTGTAAAGCAAAGGCAACTTGCCCTGCTCTACAAAAACACTTGGTAGGAACCATTGCAGGCGAGTTTGAGGATTTAACCCAACTCGATTTGCAAGAAGAAATCACCAATGCAACGGCACAAGTTCCAAGTTTAGAGAATGAACAGTTGAGCCGAATGTATGCAGTTATCCCCCTTCTCGAAGGATGGATTAAAGCGGTCGATTCAGCGGTTCACCAAAAAATGCATGCAGGAGAAGCAATACCCGGCTTCAAGATGGTTCAAGGCAAGAAAGGCAACCGCGCTTGGACCGATGCAGAAGAAGCAGAAAAATTGCTTAAGAGCATGCGCCTTAAAACCGAACAGATGTATGACCTGAAATTAATTAGTCCAACAAAGGCGGAAGCTCTCAAGAAAGATGAAGCTATCGGCCCGCGCCAATGGACAAAAATTGAAGCCCTTATTACTCAGGCGGACGGTAAACCTACTGTCGCACCTGAAAGCGACAAACGTCCCGCTTTGGACATGAAACCACAATTTGAAGATTTAACAGTATCGGAGTAATAACCATGAAAATTCGTTTAAACAATGTACGCCTTGCTTTCCCTGCTTTATTTGAAGCTAAAACTGTAAATGGCGAAGGTGACCCCGCTTTCTCTGCGTCTTTCATTCTTGCTAGCGATCATCCGCAGCTTGATGAAATCCGTAAGGCGATGGACAAAATGGGGGCTGAAAAATGGGGCGCTAAATGGCCTCAAGTTAAAAAAGAAATCGAAACCAAAGACCGTATGGCTTTACACGATGGTGACACTAAAGGCGATTACGAAGGCTATGCGGGTAACTACTTTATTTCAGCACGTAATAAAACCCGTCCAACAATTTTCGACCGTGACGGCAAAACACCGTTAGTTCAAGCAGACGGTCGACCGTATGCAGGTTGCTACGTGAATGCTGCAATTGAGCTTTGGTGCCAAGACAACAACTACGGCAAACGTATCAACGCATCCCTTCGCGGTGTGCAATTCCTAAAAGACGGTGAAGCATTTGCAGGCGGTGGCGTAGCGTCTGAAGACGATTTTGAAGACTTGAGCGCAGATGAAGAAGGCGCGGACCCTCTATTCGCATAAATAGATGAGTGGCCAGTGCGTTAGGAGACCGACGTCAATCGACAAGCCGTGAGTGTCGATACTGGAAAGAACCACGGCCGTAAACAATTTTGCCCATGACTCGAAAGGCGTTTACCGCGGTCACTGCGATAGTGTGACTCGAATTTTAAATAGCAACGAGGTTAAAAGTTATGCAACCACTTCGAGTTACATATAAGCAAGCTTGTGAATTATTAGCAATCAAAAGAGATGCGCTTCGAAAACTTACGCTAAATGATCCCACTTTCCCTAAACCATATAAGTATGGGAAAGCCCAGCAAGCCCCTGTCTATTTTGATTATGCAGATTTAGTGCAGTGGCATAACTCTCAAAAAACAAAGCACGTAGATGAAAAAGGTAAGTAGCAATGAATAATTTAACCGATGTACCTCAATTTCTTGGTGACCTAAAAAGCGGTGTAGCTGAAAAGCAATTAGGTCTATTCCTTTCAACTGTAGCAGGTGCCGTAGTGACTCACGGCAAAGCAGGCAAAGTTACTTTGGAATTAACCATTAACCAGATTTCTGACAGTAACCAAGTCGAAGTTGCCCACAAAATCAATTTCAAAGCCCCGACCGAAACAGGCGATAAAACCGAAAATGCTAGCGGCAAAACCCCTATGCATGTTCTTCAAGGCGGCAAGTTGTCTTTAATGCCTGAACGCGTCAAAGCCGAAGATTATCTAAACGGCTAATCCCTTTCCTACCAAACTTTATAAGGTAAATAACACATGGAACAACTAAACGTAGACAAAATCGCAGCGCTAGCAATTGCAGCACAAGGCAACTTACCTGTTCAGGTTGATAAAACCGCTTCAATTGCAATCGTACCTGAAGGTTTTAAGGTCCATAGCACAGAAAAATTTAATGCTTTGCGTGACCGTTTCCGCGGCACTTTCAACACAAGCAATATTGATTCGTTTGTTGAGTATGCAAAAGCACGTGGCGTTGCAGGCTTAAAAAATTTCATTAATACCCGTAGCACACTTAAAGCAGAAGCGTTTTTTAATATTGGTAACGAAGCCGACCCTGGTCATGCTGACGACACCGCCGTTTTAGTTTTGGATAAAAAGCCTGAATTTATCGCTTTTGAAATTGCTAATACCCGCCGGTATAACCAAGAAGATTTAATCGATCTATTAGACGATTGGGCCGAGTTCATTACCCTTCAAGGTAAATCTACTGGTGAAGATGGGGCAACCTTAAATACCGTAATTCCATTCGATAAAGGCATTCGCGCATTACGCAAAGTAAAAATTGCTAAAAACGCGGAATTAAACAGCCATGTTGCTGAAATGGGATACCAGCGCAGTGCAGCAGAAAGCCTAGAAGCTACAGGCATTGATGAACACTTACCTACTGCAATCGTGTTGAACACTGAAAGCTACAAAGGCTTGCCTGTTGAAGCAATCACCATTTCCCTCCGTATTTCCGTAAATAACTCTGAACCTACATTTATTTTGCGTTTTGTAGGTAAAGACAACCACGACCAAAAACGTGCCGATCAATTTATTGAAATCCTGAAAGGAAAATTAGCCGAACTTCAAGGCGAATTCTATCAAGGTGTTTTCGAAGCATAACTCTAAAAGCATCTCGCATTTTGCGGGTTGCTTTGGAAAGTGAATGTATTGCTGACCCTCTGCGTTCACTTTACCAAAGCAAAATAGGAATTATAAAAATGGATGACATCCTTTGGCTTGACCTTGAGACATATTGCGAAGTGCCAATTAAAAACGGCACACACGCTTATGCAGAACAAGTTGAAATTACTGTATTTGCTTGGGCTTTAAATGACGGCCCCGTTCATGTAGAAGATGTTGCATCAAATCCTTTATCAAATGAACTTTGCAAATTACTGAACAATCCAAACGTAAAACTTATTGCTCACAATTCACATTTTGACCGTACTGTTTTACGCCACGCTTTGCCAAAAATGGGCCTTGATATTGTTCTACCAATCGAACGTTGGGAAGACACAATGGTTCAGGCTTTGAGCCATTCATTGCCCGGTTCACTTGATTCACTTTGTGAAATTTTCAAGATCGATCAAGACAAGGCGAAGGACAAAGCAGGTAAACAACTTATTCAGCTTTTCTGCAAGCCCCGTCCTGCTAATCAAAAATTACGCCGCGCTACCAGTGAAACGCATCCGCTTGAATGGGCGCGTTTCCTTGACTATGCCAAAAACGATATTTTGGCGATGCGCGAATTGCATAAACGAATTCCGAAGTGGAATTATCGTGGGGCTGAATTAGCGCTTTGGCACCTTGACCAGAAAATTAATGACCGTGGTGTTTGCATTGATCTTGAGCTTGTTGAATCTGCAATTGAAGCAGTAGACAAAGCGCAAAAAGGATTGGCAAAACGTACGGTTGCATTAACAGATGGTGAAGTGCAAGCAGCTACTCAACGCGATGCAATGCTTAAGCATATTCTTGAAGCGCATGGTGTTTCGCTGCCAGATATGCAGAAATCAACTTTAGAGCGCCGTATTAATGACGACTCTTTGCCACTTGCAGTTCGCGAATTGCTTGCCATCCGTTTACAGGCTTCAACTACCAGTACAGCAAAATACACCGCGCTCGCTAAAGGTGTTAGCTCAGACGGTCGATTACGCGGAACTTTACAGTTTAACGGTGCATCGCGCACAGGACGATGGGCGGGCCGATTATTCCAACCGCAAAACCTACCCCGTCCTACGCTCAAGCAAGATGTAATTGACGAAGGCATCGAGACTTTAAAAATCGGCTGCGCGGATATGTTCTATGAAAACGTCATGGAACTAACAAGCTCTGCAATTCGCGGTTGTATCTGTGCGCCAGAAGGCAAAAAACTCGTTGTAGCCGATCTATCAAACATTGAAGGCCGCGCCCTAGCTTGGCTTGCGGGTGAAACATGGAAACTCAAAGCGTTCTATGACTTTGATGCAGGCGAAGGCCATGACCTTTATAAATTGGCTTATGCAAAATCGTTTGGTGTATCACCTGAAGACGTAGACAAAGAACAACGCCAAGTCGGTAAGGTTCAGGAATTGGCTTTAGGTTACGAAGGTGGTGTAGGTGCATTTTTAACGTTTGCAGCTGCATACGGCTTAGACCTAGACGACATGGCCGCACAAGCTTTTGACAGCATTGACCCAAGCATAATGAACGAAGCAATCCGCGCTTGGGAATGGCATAAGAAAGAAAAGCGCACCACTTTCGGTTTAAAGAAAAACACATGGTTAGTGTGTGATTCGTTCAAACGCTCATGGCGCTATGCGCATCCAAATATTAGTGCATGGTGGAATGAGTTACGCGCGGCAGCAATTAATGCCATTAACAATCCCGATAAGCCTTTTCCATGCCGCAAAGTTATTTTCATTAAAAAAGGCTCTTGGCTTTACATCAAATTGCCAAGTGGTCGTTTCCTTTGTTATCCGGGTGCAAAAGCGGACGACAACAGAATTTCTTACATGGGCAATAACCAGTACACACGTAAATGGGAACGCCTTTACACCTATGGCGGCAAGTTTGCCGAGAACATTACGCAAGCTGTTGCCCGTGATGTTCTCGGACACAACATGCCTTTAATCGAGAGTTCAGGTTACGAAATTGATTTAACTGTGCACGATGAGGTGATTACAGAAGCCGATGACGTACCGGAATACAACCATGAACATTTATCAAGCCTGCTTGCTACCAATCCCGAATGGGCACTTGATTTGCCTTTAGCGGCAGCGGGCTTTGAGTCATATCGCTATAAGAAGGACTAAAACGATGGAAAACATCAAAATTGAAATTCCAATGCAGGTATTGGATGCAGCAACAATTTGCACAGCTATTAAAGACATACGTTTTTATTTAAATGGCGTGGCTATTAATAAAGGGCATGTTGTTTCTACCGATGGTCACAGAGCATTTGCATGCAAGATCGACGGTTTAAATGAAGAAATCAACTTCATTATTCCAACTGAAGCTGTAAAAGCCTTTATTAAAAAAGTACCAAGTAAAAACCGTAAGGGGCATTGCACCATCGTAATTGATCGTAGTACACAGCAAGGAAAAATTTCAAACTTTCCTCTACAAGTGCATGAGCTTTTCATTCCTATTGATGGGAAATTCCCTGATTGGCAACGTATTTATCCAAAAGAAGTACCTTTCGAGTACCAAGGACGCTATCCGACTTTCAATTGGTCCTATTTGGCTGATTTCCAAAAGATTCATAAAGCACTTGGTGGTAATGGCATAAACGTTTTATTGCGTCCACAGTCTGCAAATCAAGCTGCTTTAGTAGATTTTGACGGCACTTTATTCGACCAACATGCCAAGGGCGTAGTTATGCCTTTACGGGCGTAAATATGCGCGAATCAGTAATTGAAAAATACCTTGTGGACAAGGTCAAAGCCCTAGGGGGTGAAGTCCGCAAGGTTAAATGGATTAGCCGCAACTCTGCGCCCGACCGTCTAGTAATGCTACCAGACAATACTTTTTGGGCAGAACTAAAGGCACCAAAGGAAAAGCCAACCGCAGCCCAAGCACGTGAACATGAACGCATGCGCAAGATGGGTCAACGAGTTGAAGTTATAGACAGCTTAGAGCGAATTGAGGAGTTACTAAGATGACAGAAAAACCCTATATCGGAGTTAAGACCCAATCTATTGAAGAAAGCTGTGCTTTTCAGGGCGCCTTATTTTTACAAGGGTATAAGTGGTCTGGTTCAGGTAAACGTTTTACTGACCATACAAATTTTTATGCAAGAAAACACGACAAGACTTTAATCACTTGTTACCACGACCCTTCCATTGATGAAGAAAGTGAATTTTTGACGCTAGATCAAATCAACGGCACGCAACCACCTGCATTGGAACAGGTTCTAAAAATACATGAAGAAATGCTTGAGACAAATTCATATTGCTATTTTGAGTTAGCGTACACACGTACTACCGATTGGATGGTATGGATATGCTCAAACGCAAGAGAAGCTGACCCAAACCGTAAAGTCCTTTTACGTGGTCAAGGTTTAACACCGGAAGAAGCAGCACAGAATGCGCTTATCAATTATGAAGGTACCGAAAATGGCTCAACCACGTAAATTCGTACCACACGACTACCAACATTTAATTATCAATCACATTCTTGATAATGAACGTTGTGCCGTGTTTGCGGGGATGGGTACAGGTAAAACGTCTTCTACCCTCACCGCTTTAGAAATTCTCGAATTGTTTGAGCCGGGGCCGACTCTCGTTGTTGCACCTTTGCGAGTTGCTGCAACCACATGGCCTGATGAAGCTAAGAAATGGGAACACCTGCAAGATTATAAAGTTGTGGCGGTAGTTGGTTCACCTGAAGACCGTGTACGTGCTTTAAAACAAAAAGCAAATGCGTACGCAATTAACTATGAAAATCTACCATGGTTAATTGATTTTCTAGGCAGCAAATGGCCTTTTACAAAAGTGGTCGCTGATGAAAGCACAAAGCTAAAAGGTTTTCGTTTAAGACAAGGTTCGGTACGTGCACGCGCCTTAGGTAAAGTTGCACATACTCGAGTCAAACGATTCATTGAATTAACGGGAACACCTGCACCCAACGGACTTAAAGACCTTTGGGGTCAACTATGGTTCATTGATCGTGGTCAAAGATTAGGCACAAGTTTCAGTTCTTTTACTGATCGTTGGTTCCAACAAATACAAGTAGGCGTAGACCGTAATGCCGTAAACCTTGTGCCATTTGACCATAGTCAAGGCGAAATTCAAGCACGAATTAAAGACGTGTGTTTGAGCATTGAAGCTAAAGACTACTTTGATATTAAAGAGCCGATCGTTTACCCCATCGAAGTAGAGCTTACAGGCAAAGCCCGTAAGACCTATGAAGAAATGGAAAAGGAAATGTTCATTGAACTAGCTGAAACGGTCGAAGTTGAAGCATTCAATGCCGCTTCAAAAACAATGAAATGTTTGCAGATCGCAAGCGGTTCTATTTATACCGATGAAAACGGTACTTGGCACCCAATCCATGATTTAAAAATTCAGGCGCTTGAATCAGTAATTGAAGAAGCTGCGGGCATGCCTGTGTTGGTTGCATACCATTTTAAAAGCGACCTTGAGCGTTTATTAAAAGCATTCCCAAAAGGTCGCCATTTAGATAAAGACCCGCAAACGATTCACGATTGGAACGCAGGCAAAATCCCTGTGCTATTTGCCCATCCTGCAAGCGCAGGTCACGGGCTTAATTTACAAGATGGCGGGAATATCCTTGTGTTCTTTTCCCACTGGTGGGACTTAGAACAATACCAACAAATTATCGAACGTATTGGACCAACACGCCAAGCGCAAGCGGGCTATGACCGCCCTGTTTATATCTATCACATCATTGCAAAAGACACGATGGATGAAATTGTTATGGAACGTCGTGAGTCAAAACGCGAAGTACAAGATTTATTAATGGAGGCTATGAAAAAGCGATGCGAAGTTTAATTGAAAAAGACACCGACGATTTACCAGAAGGATTACAAATCATCATTATCCGCGTCTTTGCTAAAGACTTGGCAATTGAAGCATTAGAACAAGATGTTCGCAAGTTCAACCAAGCTATAGATGACGCAATTAAAACATTGAAGGTGGCAGCATGACAGATTTGAATAAGGAAGGCAAAGTCAATCTAAGCTTTGAGCAAGACAATGGTGCTGTTTGGGTATTTGCAGGTGATAGTCAATTTGGTACTGAAATTAGCCATTTGATGATGATGCATGCAGATGAATATAACGAAGATGAATTACGTGTTATTTGTCACCATGCAGCATGTGAAATTGACAGACTTAGAGTAGAGCTTGAAAAAGCCAAAGCTCAGGCGGTGCCAGAAGGCTACGTTTTAATGCCATTAGAACCTACTCAAGAAATGCTTGGCGCTGCAAACCTTGCACCAATGCCTATGGTCCATATTGACAGCATATCTGGCAGAGAAAAGCTTCGTATATCTACTCAATACAAAGCAATGGTTAATGTTTGCAAATCGGGAGCTGAGGGATGAGTTTAACACCTGATGAGTTCCGGCAGATTGTTAATCCATTGGAACGCCCCACAAGAACTTGGCACTGTAGTTTTTCTTATCTTGAAACGTGGTTGCATTGTGAAAGTGAAGATATTCCGCATGGTGTAGAACTGGTACCCGATTTTCAACGTGGGCATGTATGGACTAAAAAACAGCAAACAAATTATATAGAAAATGTCTTGAGGTTAATTGTAGATGAAAGCGGATTAACAATTCGTTTCAATTGCCCTTCTTGGAGAAAAGAGAGAGCAAAAGATTGTGATCTTCTTGATCAAATGGTGTGTATTGATGGCTTACAAAGATTAACTGCTATCAGAAGGTTTATTGCAGGTGAATTAAAGGTCTTTGGTCTTAAGTTTGATCAATTACCTAAAAGGCAAATATTTAGAGATTTGCAGATTGTGGTGAAGATGTATGACTTTCAATACAAGGCAGATTTACTAAAGTTTTACTTAGATATTAATGGTGGCGGTATAGCTCACAGTAGATCTGAATTAAAGAGAGTTAAGGCAATGCTGGAAGAAGTTAAAGCGGAAAGTAAGGAGGGGTGAAATGACAGAGGTTAAATTTGTTTCTATGCCTGCATCTGAATTGGCTCAGGTTATCGAAAAGGCATGTGAAAATGCCGTAACTAAAGTTTTAGCAGCTCAAGGCGATGAGCTGCTTAACATTACGCAATTATGTGAACGTATACCGGGCTTATCCTACCATTCATTTAAAAAGCTAGCCAAAGAGCATAGATTCAAAGATATTAAAGGCCGTTATTCGCTTACGGCTGTGAAAGCCGCGCTGCAATCTCACTAG